CCTGGAGCCGTTCTTTGGCAGCGGGGCGATACTCTTTAACAAGCCCAGATCAAACATCGAGACGGTCAACGATCTGGACGGAGATGTAGTCAATCTGTTTGACTGGATCCGCCGGGATATTCAGGGCCGGGAGCGGGCCTATGCCGCCAGGGACTGGTGCAGTCTCCCGGAGAGGATTCTGGAAGCGGCGGAAAGGCTCCGGGGAGTTCAGATTGAGTGTATGCCGGCAGCAGAGTTGATCAAAAGGTTCAATCACCCTAATGTGTTAATTTATGCCGACCCGCCCTACCTGCTGGAGACCAGACACGGCAGGCAATATCGGTGCGAGATGTCGGACGAGGACCACAAGGAGCTGCTGGATGCCCTCCTGGATCACAGAGGCCCGGTACTGCTGTCAGGATACGACAGCCCTCTGTATCGTGACAGCCTGCGGAGCTGGCACCGGGAAGAGGCGGTCAGTTACTCCCAGATTGCTTCCCGAAAGACAGAAGTCCTCTGGATGAACTTTGAGCCGGAGGGGCAGCAGGAAAAGATGTTTGATTGAGAATTAGTGGAGGATAAGATGTACGGATTTATAAGTGGGATAACAGAGAACGACAATATTTTCTATTGTCCCAGGTGTGTGGAGAGTATAAATGTGTTTTACGGTGATGGGACTGCAAAATGTGCGGAATGCGATTATCATTTCGGAGTCGTTGAGTGTGAAGAGGGAGAGTGAAGGAATGATAGAGATTAAACCAAGAAAAAGATCGGACAGGGGCGGTTGGCTGGCAATGCCGCTTGTAGAAAATGTCCCCAGGCCGTCGGATAAGACCTGGAAGAAAACCACCTGTCCGGACTGCGGCCGGGAATGCTGGGACAGGCCCCTGCCGGAAGGTTTTACGGAAGACATGTTTGTAGGGAAGCTGTGCACCATGTGCGCCTTACAGAAGGCAGCAGGGAAGGGAGGCTGAGAAATGAAAAAGACAAAAAGCATTGTAACAGATCATGAAACCATCTGCTTCTTCTGCGGCAGGCCGGCAGAATGCGAACACCATCTCATATTTGGCAGCGGCAGCAGGAAGCTGGCGGAGGAGGACGGTCTGAAGGTCCCCAGCTGCCACAAATGCCACAATATGGGATCCGGCACGGAGAGCCTTCACAATAACGTCATGGCGGAGAAGCTCTCCAAGATGCTGGGGCAGGCAGTATATGAGGCCCGGATCGGCAGCAGGGAGAGCTTCCGGGCCCGGTACGGCAGGTCTTATCTGTAGGGAGACTCTATGGCGTTGACAGAGCTGATAAAAGAGATGGAAAAGCAGATCCTGAACGAGGCGCAAAGGCTGCCGGGCAAGATTGAGAAAAGAGATTCTGGTCTGGCAGCTCCCAGGGCAGCAGGAGAGGAAGAGGTTTCCCCGGGAAAGCGTGCAGAGAAATAAAATGTCACCAAAAGGGAGGAGGGGAAAGAATTGGACAAGGAGATACTGGTGCAGTATTGCAGTTTACAGGCGGAGATACGGGATCTGCACAGGAGGATCCAGGACACAGAAAAGTTTTTGGCCGATCCTCCCATTGTAGGCGACGTGGTGAAGGGAACCAGAAAGGACGGCACCATCGGTCCAATCAAGATCACGGGGATTCCTGATAGGGAATACGGCAAGAAAAAAGCATTGTACAGAATGCGCAGAGAGCAGATGAAGTTAAAGGAGGAGGAACTGCTGGAACTGACCTGTCAGGTGGAGGAATTCATAGAAAGCCTGCAGAATTCGGAGTTAAGGACTATCTTTCGTCTGTATTTCATTGACGGATACAGATATACGCAGGTAGCCAAATGCATGAATGATCTGCACCCGGAACGTGATATAAAGTATACGGACGAGAATGTGAAGAAAAAAATTCAGAGATTTTTTAATAAATTTTAGAAATGTCCCCCAATGTCCCGATGAAATGTGGTAGACTTTAAACTGGAAGAACTGAAAGCTGACAGATACAGCTATCTGATTTTCTATCCTCCCCTATCATATACGGCAGCCAGGTGTCACAGCCTGGCTGCTGATTTTTCTTCAAAACTCGAAAACTCAAAAACGAAACGAATGAGAGGTGGCGATGCTTGGCAAGGGCACCAGATCCAAGAATAGAAAAGGCGAAGGCCATGTACCTGAAAGGCAGGAAACTGATTGAAATTGCGAGAGATCTGGATCTGCCGGAGGGCACAGTCCGCCGCTGGAAGTCTACCCACAAATGGGAAAGCGAACGTTCGGATAGAAGTAACGAACGTTCGGTAAAGAATAGAGGCGGCCAGCCAGGCAATCAAAACGCCATAGGCCATGGAGGCACCGGGCCGCAGGGAAATAAAAATGCAGTCACGACGGGAGAGTTCGAAGCTCTTCTTTTTGATTGCCTGAACGAGGAGGAGCGGCGCCTGGCCGAGTCTGTGCCGGAAGATAAGCGGATCCTTCAGATCCAGGAGATCCGGCTTCTCTCCGTCCGGGAGCGGCGTATGCTGAGACGGATTGAGGCTATAAGAGAATCTTTGGAGCGTCTGGAAAACGGAGAGCCGGCTGAGGGAATGATCCTGGTAAGTGTTGAAATCAGTGAGAAAGATGAGAAAAAGAAATATGAAGGCAAATTAGGCCAGATCCAGGCCATCGAGGAAGCCCTAACCCGGGTGCAGGCCAGGAAACAGCGGGCGATTGAGTCTCTGCACAAGTTTGGATTTGATGACAGTCAGATTGAGCTGGAGCGGAAGCGGGTTGAGATGGCTGCGAGAGCCGCAGGCGAGACAGAGGACGAGGAAGAACCAGACGACGGTTTCCTTGACGCTTTGAACGGATCAGGGGACTGGAAAGACTGGGATCAGAAAGATGAAGAAACGGAAACCGATATTTAAGTTTAAGCCCTTTTCCCGCAGACAGCGTCTGGTAATGAACTGGTGGATGGACAGCAGTCCGGTGAAAGACTGCAATGGCATTATCGCTGATGGCGCGATCCGTTCAGGCAAGACTGTAGCCATGTCCCTGGGCTTTGTCTTCTGGGCCATGGAAAAATTTGACGGCCAGAACTTTATTATGGCAGGGAAGACCATCAGCTCTTTTAAACGCAATGTGCTGCAGAACCTGAAGCTGATGCTGACAAGCAGGGGTTATCACTGGGTGTACCATCTGTCCGGCGATATTCCAAACATGCTGGAGGTTACACGGAAGGGGCGTACCAACTACTTTTATATCTTTGGCGGCAAAGATGAGGCGTCACAGGACCTGGTACAGGGTATCACGGCAGCGGGAGCATTTTTCGATGAGGTTGCTCTCATGCCGGAGTCCTTTGTCAATCAGGCGACAGGGCGGTGTTCTGTGGCCGGCAGTAAATTCTGGTTTAACTGCAATCCGGCAGGGCCGACACACTGGTTTAAGGTAAATTGGATAGACAAGAAAAAAGAAAAAGGTCTTGTCTATCTGCATTTTACCATGGATGATAACCTGAGCCTGGATAAGGCAGTCAAGGCCAGATACCGCGGCATGTACGCGGGTGTGTTCTTCCTGCGTTACATCAAAGGCCTGTGGGCAGTGGCGGAAGGCCTGATCTATACCATGTGCACCAGGGCGAACTATTACACAGATGAGGAGCGCCCCATCGGTTTAAAGTCTGTCGCTCAGAAGTATATCGCCGTGGACTACGGGACCGCCAACCCTTGTGTGTTTCTGGAGATCTGGGATGACGGGGAGACCATATGGATAGATCGGGAATACCGCTGGGACAGCCGGTCAGAGGAGTCCAGGCGGACAGGATCTCCCCAAAAGACAGATGCCCAGTATGCGGACGATATGGAGGCCTTCATGGGGACAGAGCCGGAGGACCAGTGTACGATTGTTGTTGACCCTTCGGCGGCTTCTTTCATTACGGAACTGAGAAACCATGGGTTCTATGTAAAGCCGGCGGACAATGAGGTGCTTGACGGAATCCGGGCGGTGGCCACGCTGCTGGCTCAAAAGAATATCATGATCAATCGGTCGTGTGTGGGACTGAAAGCGGAGATGCAGTCCTATGCGTGGGACGAGAAGGCAGCGGAGAGAGGCGAGGAAAAGCCGGTGAAGCAGATGGACCACGGACTCGACGCATTACGGTACTTTGTGAAAACGATATTGCCGAGTTGGAGGATAGGGATTATATGAGCAGAAAACGCGCAGGCCGCCGTACCAGGGCGGATACAACACAGACAAAGCAGGCGCCCATTTCCACAATGGACGCTTTTTCTAATCCGGCAGCCAGGATTGGTTTCGGAACCATGGATCTTCTGAATGCCACAGAGTATCCTCTGACCAGGCTGACTCAGAATTATCAGCTTCTGACCAGCCTGTACCGGGACAACTGGATCGTGCAGAACATCATTGCCACGATCCCCAACGACATGATCCGGAAATGGTATGAGATCAAATCAGCCATAGAACCAGAGTACATAGACCAAATGAAACATTTGGAACGTCAGACGCAGATACGAAAAAAGATCCTTTTGGGAATGTACTGGGGAAGGCTTTACGGCGGGGCAGCAGGGGTGATCCTGATTAAAGGCCAGAATGATCTGAGTCAGCCTCTTGATATGGATACGGTTATGCCGGGGAGTTTTCTGGGACTGCAGATTCTGGACAGGTGGAACGGCGTTTATCCGGAAGGAGAGCTGGTCACAGACCCGGAAGATAAAGACTATGGCCTGCCCGCATATTATACGATCCGGGATGAGGAGACGGGACATATGATGGCCAGAGTCCATCACAGCAGGGTGATCCGGTTTATCGGCCGGGAACTCCCCTGGATAGAGCAGGTTACGGAGACATACTGGGGGGAGTCAGAGATCGAGGCAATCTACAACGAGGTGGTCCGGCGGGATAACGTGGCCGGCAACATCGCCGCTCTGACCTTTCGAGCGAATATCAATTATATGGAGACCGATGGGCTTGACCAGCTTCTGGGGACGGCCAACACGGAAATGCAGCGCCGCTTTTATAATCTGATGGCGGCACAATCCATTATGGAGAGCAATTTCGGTACCAGGGTGATCAACAAAGGAGACGCGATCCATAATACACAGTATACCTTTACAGGCCTGTCTGACGTGTATGACCGCATTATGATGGATGTGGCGGGAGCGGCCCGGACCCCTGTAACAAAGCTGTTTGGGCGTTCTCCGGCAGGGCTTAACGCTACCGGCGAGTCAGATATGCAGAATTATTATGATTACATCGACGGACACCGGCGAGTCAGATATTCAGAATTATTATGATGACATCGACGGACTCCGGGAAACAAAACTAAGAGGGATCATTGAACGGCTTCTGCCGATTATGGCGCTGTCAGCATGGGGACGGATTCCGGATGACCTGGATATTGATTTTCCTCCTATGTGGACGCCGGACGCAAAGGAGATTGCTGAGATTGCGGAGAGAAAGACCAATACGGTCCTGGCGGTTTATCAGAATGATCTGATCGATTCTGCCGTAGCTCAGCAGGAGCTGCAGGCCATATCTGATGAAACCGGCATGTTCAGTAAAATATCGGATGAGAGTATTGAGGCGGGAAAGGGACAGACCTATACCAAAAGCCGGATGCTGGCGGATCCTGTGATGGGGTTGGAATTTCCGGAAGATTCATTTGAGGAGAAAACGGAATGACAAGGCTCATAAGACCGCCGAAGAATGCAGATGTAACTGCTTATATGAGAATGCTGTTTCTGAAGACGGAACAGGATCTGATCGCCGAGATATCCCGCAAGCGCAGAAGGGGCCTGGTGGATTACGCAGAAGTGGCTTCCCTGGAGCGGGTACAGCGCATTCTCCAGAATATGGTAGATGAGTCATGGGCCTATGTGCCGGCAATGATCGAGACCATCTTTTACCGCTCAGGAAAAGATGCTGCCGGATACCGCAATGCCAGAACGCTTACAGCCACACAGACCGCAGTTGTGCAGCAGCTTGGCAACAATTTGCTGGGGGAGATCACGGAGGCTTCTCAGACCGCATATAAAAGCGTACAGACGCTGTATACGATCGGCCGTCTGGAAGCGGATCCTCTGAGAGAGATAACACTTAGACAGGTGGCAGCACAGGAAGCCGTCGGAAGAGGATGGACCGTCACCAGTGAAAGGCTTACTCAGGAAATGCAGAATCAGGGAATTACCGCGTTTGTTGATAAGGCGGGAAGACGCTGGAGCCTGCGGGATTATACGAACATGGCAGTCCGAACGACGGCCAGACAGGCAGAGGTGGCCGCCATACTGACTGCCGACGATTATGATCTGTGGCAGATCGTCAAGATTGGAAGCACCTGTCCGGTCTGTGCGGCTCTGGAAGGGAGGGTGTACTCAAAAAGCGGCCAGAATCCGGATTATCCGCCTCTGTCTCTGGCGTTTGGCAAAGTGGATCCGTCCGGTTCTGATGATCTGACGAATACCTACCTGAATATTCACCCCAATTGTCTGCATAGTCTGATCAAATATACTACGATCGGTAAATCTGACAAACAGATCCAGCGGGATAAAGATTTCTCAAACCCGGAAAAGAATCCTCTGGACCGGGATCCCCGGACGAAGAAGCAGATCGAGGCTTATCGGGAGAAGGAGCGGGCGAGGCAGAGACTTTTGCGAGATATGAGGCAGCATCGGGAATACCGTTCCATATTGGGGGATGAAGTGCCGAAAGACTTTGCAAAATTTCAGGAGATGAAGTATAATTATCCTGAGAAGTGGAATTCTTTAAAGCTGTCTTTTAGAAGAAAAAATAACTTGAATACGGATTTTTCAAGCCTGCAAGAACCGTTACAGCTGAAGCATGTGAAACAGGTTCTTTCAGAAATGGGGATCAGTTATGGCGATGCGAAAATAAAGATCATCCGAAACCCGGATTTGATAGGTAGAGGCTTTTTTGGATGGACGAATCCCAACGGGAAAGAAATCCAGCTGTATCCAGATTGCTTTATCTCACGGGAGGAATTGGTAAAAACTTTAGGACATGAAAGAGTTCATTTAGAGCAGCTGAAATTATGGGGGCCTGCGAAAACGAATGAGGAGGCAGTTTTCTATGAAAAGGGCCCGAGATTTTCAGAAGAATATTGGTGGGATGATTATAGGAGGAAAACCAACTATGATGGCAAAAGATCCGGTTAAATATGCGCTTTTGTTAGAACATGTGTATAGAGGTGAGAGTGTGACGTGCCCGGAGTGTAAGAAAGCAGGACTGCAGCATCATTTCTATGCGTCAAGAAAGGACAGGATAGGATTTGCCCAATTCCATTGCCCGCATTGCGATACGGATGCCCATTTGTGCAGGGTAAAATTTCCGGATGGGATTTTAACAGAAGATTTATAAAGATCCAATATTTATATTAAAGATCAGGAGGTGAACGCATGGCGAAAGATGATTATTTTGTAATTGTATACCGAATATTGACATATCTGTATGCCTGTTTTAAACAGGGAGAGAGACCGGATGTTGCCCTGTTCGGCTCGGATGCACTCGGGATCAATAACGGATATTGGGGCAACGTCATGGAGAGTCTTTTATCGGAGGGATATATTAAAGGAATTACCGTCCTTCCCCATATGGGAGAGGGATTTGGAATTAAAATTCTGGATCTGAGAATTACGCAGAAGGGGATCGAGTTTTTACAGGATAATTCCCAAATGGCAAAGGTGAAAGAGTTTTTGAAGACATTTAAAGAAACAGTACCAGGATTTTGATACGATACTTAGAAGGGAGGCCTTCTGATTAACATGATACAGTACTACGGCTACACCATAAGCCCTAACCAGATTGAGACTGGCGAGGGCTTTTTAATTTGCAGAAATGTCCCCATCGCCCGGACCGGGGATCAGGAGTATCTGGGGCGGGAGATCGGGCTGACGGGCCCTGAGGCCGATCAGGTGATAACGGTTCACCGTCCGCCGGAGGAGGTTTTTTCAGAGGCCGCTCTTGCCTCTTTTGAGGGGAAACCTGTCACCAACGACCATCCTCCTAGTCTGATCGGTCCTGACGACGTAATGGTCTATGGAAGAGGCCACGCCGAGCTGGTGCGGCGCGGATCCGGAAAGTGGGGAGATTATGTGGTGGCTGACCTGCATATCCATGCCAGAGAGCTGATCGATGCGGTCCAGGGCGGAAAGAGAGAGATCTCCTGCGGATATGAGTGTGAATATATCCGGGGCGAAGACGGGACATATAGTCAGAAGAACATCAGAGGGAATCACATAGCAGTCGTTGACCGGGGAAGAGCCGGGAAGCGGGCTGCTATTTTAGATTCAGCAAATAAACAGGCCTCAGGGCCGGAAAGGAATGGCATGAAGAAGAAAGGGTTATTTTTTAAGCTCTTCGGGCAGGCCGTAAAGGATAAGAGCCCGGAGGAGATCGAGCGGCTGGCCATGGATGCTGCGGCAGCTTTCGATGAGGACGGGGAAGCGCCCGGAGAGACTGGAAAAGGGAAGGAAGAGGCTGACAAGGGGAAGCAGGAGTCGGAAGACGAGTCAGCTATCGATGGGATTGTCGACAAAGTGATGGCCAGGCTTGCGGCCAGGGAGGCTGAAAAAGAGAAGGAGCAGGCAAAAGATTCCCTTGATGCAGCCATCGCGCAGCTGACCGGGGACGCGGCAGAAGAAGAGACTCCCGGCGTCATTTCCACAGGAGAGAATGACAAAAGCTGCGGCATGGACAGGGAGCTGGCGGCGGGAATCCTGAAAGCCATGAGGCCTTCTGTGTCCGCAATCAAGGACCCGGTGCAGCGCAAAGCCGTATCCGATGCCCTCATCGATCTGGTGACTGCCCATGACGAGAAAAGCGATATCGCAGCGATTCTCCAGGCGAGCCGGAAGAACGGACAGCACAGGGCAGAGACAAAACCGGCTTCCATGGATACGGACGCGATCCAGGCGCTGTATGACAATCTGAATCCCCATAGAAGAAAGGAGACGAAATAGATGAAAGGACAGACGATCGGAAAGACGATGCCTCATGGATATGCAGGAAGTTATGCCAGGCAGCCTGACATGGTAGTGGATACGGCTCCGTTGTCCGGCACGGAAGAAGTCCCCTTCGGGGCTCCGGTAATGATGGGTGCCGGCGGGGCGGCAGCGCCCTGGGCAGCAGGTTCTGGTGAAGATAAGTTTTGGGGCGTGGCTGTGCGGGAAATAAAGTCCTCCTTGAATTATCTGAACCAGAACAAAGGAGGGTATCGCCCGGGCGAGGCAGTGTCTGTGATGAAGCGGGGCTGTGTAAACGTGATCTGTCAGAGCGGAACTCCCTCTCCCGGGGGAAAGGTGTTTGTACGGACCACGGCAAATCCCGCAAAGCCTAATCTGGCGGTAGGAGGATTTGAAGCTGCGGAAGATAAAGCGGACAGCACCGTTTACACAGCAGAGCTGAGTTCCGTGCGGTGGAAGGGGACTGCAGATGCCAACGGTGTGGCAGAGCTGAGGATCCTGACTATGACGAATGCATAAGGAGGTAACGTGAGATGGCATTTAAAAATGTTGGTACATTTGACATCGGAAAGGCGGCGACACCGTCGGCAGGCAACAGAAATGCAGCGGTATTTAACATGGATGCGGCGGGGATCGCGTCGGGTCAGGCTTTTCTGACTTCCGAGCTGGAGAAGAGGGACATGATGGTCAGAACACCCCTTACCAGTTTTACTTATGGACGCGACGTTCCCGTCAGGGTAGGAGGCGGATGGGCCGAGTTTGTTTCCTCCATGCAGGTGGGATACGGCATCGCAGGAGGTTCTGGAGACGGGCTTATGCATTCCGGCGGAGCCAACGGGATCCCCATGATCCAGGCGGATTTTTCCAAGGGCCTTTTTAAGACCCATATGATCGCCGCAGGGACCCGGGTGATGTGGGTTGATATGCAGAGAGGCAACATGACGGGGCGTAATATGGACAGTCTGCTTCGCGATGGTCTGCGCATGACTTATGATAAGCATATGGACGAGAATACTTATACAGGATTTTCCCGTTATGACACCACCGGGCTGATCAATAATCCTGATGTGACGGTAATGGATGCGGCTTCTAATGGGGCCACGTCCCCCAGCACCAAATGGAAGGATAAAACACCGGATCAGATTCTGAAAGATGTAAACGATGTGATCCTTGCCACATGGGAGCGGGCAGAGTATGACCGTGATGCGGTTCCGAACCACATCATCATGCCTTATGAGCAGTATAATTACATTGCCACGAAAAAAGTGACGGAGCTGGCGGAAAAGACGATCCTGACTTTTCTCCTGGAAAATAATGTGGCGAAACACAACGGGGCGGACCTGTTTATCGGCGCTACGGGCTGGTGTAAAGGCGCGGGGGACGCGGGGGAGGATCGCCTGGCTGCTTACTGCAACAAGGAGCGGTATCTTGCCATGGATGAGCTGGTGCCTCTTACCCGTGCCATGACCGGTCCCAACACGGCGGAATTCTGCTACGATACGGCTTATGCCGGAAACCTGTCGGAAGTTCAGGTGTTCTATGAGCAGACTATTACCTATATGGACGGAATCTAAGGAGGGCAGACTGATGTTTATCGTATCAAAGAGAAATTATCAGGTGAGGCGGGCTGACGGTTCGCCTTATCTGATCCGGAAGGATTTTGTCGGGGAGATCCCGGAGGATGTGGCCGGGAGCAATCTGGTGCAGCGCGCAATCAGAGGCGGGATGATCTTTGTCCCCGAGGGTTCCAGGGATAAGCAGCTGGAAGAGGCAGAGGCAGAAGCGGCGGAAAAGGCGGCGGGGAATGATATCCGTCCGGATGCGGAACAGGCAGAAGAGAAGAAGGATTCGGAGAAAGGAAAGAAGGCTGACGGTTCAAACCGCGGGACTCCGAAAAGCGGAGGTGGCACATGATGCGGACAGAAGGCTGTGGTGATCCTGCCGCTCCTTCTTTTACAGGAGCGAAGGCAGCAGCAGCCAATATACCGCAGCCCGGGGAACAGGGAAACTATACCGCAGAGCTGTTTTGGGAGGATTTTCCCCAGTTTACGAGACATGTTTCTCCCGGGGAAGGCGAAGGGGAACTGATGAGAGAGAGCCTGATACCGGAAAAGATGCTCCTTCAGTTCATCAGGCAGGCCAATGACAGCGTGCTCCCTTCCCGCTGGGGGAGTATGTGGCAGTATGCCGCAGGGCTTTATACAGCCCATTTTGTCTCTCTGTATCTGAAAACTTATGCCTCCGGTTCCGACAGTGCCGCTCAGGCTGCGGCTGGTGCAGATCAGACGGGAGTCGTGAGATCTGCCGCTATGGGGGACACCTCCATCAGCTATGACAACAGCGCTGTTACGGCCGGAACGGAGAAATGGGGAACCTGGAACGCCACGCAGTACGGCGCCCAGCTGGTGACCATGGCCCGCATGGCGGGGATAGGAGGGCTGTACGTCATATGATTTTTGACAATCCTGTTTTCAGATCCTGGTATACAGATACGGTTGACATTTACCGGGTCGTACCGGTGAGCAGCGGCAATCTGGACAGGCAGGAGAGAGTAAAAGTCAATGCCTCTCCGGTTCCCTGCCGGATCTACAGTCTCTCAAAGGACGGACCGAATCTGACAGCAAACGCAGCGAGGGAGCGGTCCGTCCAGAAGATGGCCTGTGATCTGTCGGTAGATATAAAGGCCGGAGATGAGCTGATGATCATAAGAGGCGGAAATCTGGGTTATGCAAATGAATCGGATCGGTTTTTTGCGGGAAATCCCGCGGATTATTATGATCCGGTGGGAGGGGCTCTCACGGGTCTGCAGCACAAGGAAGTGGGCCTGCTGTCCGACAATATTATCGGGAAGGGGTGAGGAAATGTCAAGTTTCGGGAGCCAGATCAGAAAAAGGCTGGAGCAGCTGCGCCGTGCGGGACAGAATGTTCCCCGGATCATGGCGGAAGTGGCAGAGGGAGCGACCATTGAGGCAGTCAGAGTGGCCGCAGAAAACACCCCGCCAAACGGGGGCGCTCCCATCGCCGGGACGAACATGAGGAGCGGACAGATGGCGCAGCACTGGCAGGTGGACAGTAAAACCGCTCCTGCTTACTGTAATGGCAGTATAAGAACGGAACTCAATAACAATATGCAGTATGCTTCTTATGTGAATGACGGTCATAGAGTAGATAAACATTTTGTGCCGGGTCTCACGATTAATAAGGATTCCGGGCTTTTGGAGGAAGATCCCAATAATGAAAAAGGAATCATGGTAGGAACAAAAACCACCTATGTAGAGGGAAAGTACATGAAGCAGAAGGCCATCAGGAGGTATCGCACAGTGGTGCGCAAGGAGCTTGACAAACGGGTCAGGGAGGCTGTGAGATGATCTTCACGCTGGAACACATCGTGAACAGCCTGGCTGGCCTGCTGAAAGCAGAATACCCGGAATATCCTGTTTATGACAGTCCGAACCAGCAGGGGACTCGTTTCCCCTGTTTCTTTATTTTTTTCATGCCTTCTACTGTAGATTCCCATGTAGGAGACCGGTTTTTGCGGGATCTGGGAATTGATATTGTATTCGTCCAGCAACGCAATCTTGTCAATGGAAATGTCCGGATCCACGCCATCGCCCAGTACCTGGATGAGACACTGGAGCTGTTTCCTTATTCTGACGGAAGCTCTGACCCGGTTATGATCCGAACCTTTGAGAGGCAATGGAAGAATGAGGATATGGAACTGCATTATCAGTTTCATATCAGACAGAGAGTGGCGCTGCCGAGAGAGAACATGTTGATGAGAGAAATGGAGGAGAATCATGGATACGTCAAAACAGACGGAACCGGTTAAAACGTTACAGGCGGAGAAGGAATATCCGACGGAGAAGCTTTTAAAAAGCAGCCACCTGGCCGGTTATCAGAGAGATTTTGCAAAGGTGATCCTGACAGAGCCAAAGTATACCATATCGGAGGCAAAGGCAGTGTTGGATAAGGTGTTGAAGGGAAAAGAAAGGAAGTGAAAGCATGGCAGGAGGAATATGGACAAGCCAGAACAAAGTGCAGCCGGGCGTCTACATTAATACGAAATCTCAGGGAAATCTCCCTGTCAGTTTCGGAGAAAAGGGTGTTGTGGTTATCGCAGAACCTCTCTCCTGGGGGGCCGCGGATGTGATTCAGGAGATCGTTCCGGGAGAGAATTTGCGTCCTTATATCGGTTATGACATCACCAGTGAAAAAGCGCTGTTCCTTCGCGAGATGATGAAGGGAAGCGATACTACGGACGGGCCGGTGAGGGTTCTGCTCTATCGTCCGGCAGGCACTGACGGTGCGAAGGCTGCGGCAAAGATCGGCAGCCTGACGGTCACTGCTCTGTATGAGGGACAGCGCGGAAATGACATTACAGTGATCGTGACCGAAGATCCGGACAGGGAAGGGGTGTTTGATGTTTCTACCGTAATCGACGGGATGATCGCAGATACGCAGTCTGTGTCAGACGGAAAGGATCTGTCAGAAAACGGATGGGTGACGTTTTCCGGTTCGGGGACTCTGGAAGATCACGCAGGGGCGCCGCTTACGGGAGGAGCGGATCCCAAAGTAACGTCCGCCGACTATGCGCAGTTTCTCCAGGTGCTGGAGCCGTATCCATTTGATATCCTGATCTATGACGGAACAGACAGCGTTGTCATACAGGCGATGGCAGCTTTTGTGAAGCGTGTTTCCGAGAGGACAGGTTTTAAGTGCCAGGCAGTGATGGCGGAAGCACAGAGCTGTGACAGCGAATGGGTGATCTCTGTGAATAATGGCGTAAAATTATCTGACGGGACGATTCTGACGCCTCAGCAGGCTGTATGGTGGCTGGGAGGAGCGGAGGCGGGAGCCAGATACCATCAGTCCCTGACCTATGCCCGGTACCCCGGGGCGGTTGAAGCCTTTCCAAAATTAACGGATACTCAGATCACGGAGGCAGTTCAGGCGGGAGAGATCGTGTTTATTGACAATTTTGGTACCGTAAAGGTCTGTACTGACATCAATACCTTTACTTCTTTTACAGCAGAGAAGCAGAGAGACTATTCCAAAAACCGGGTTATGCGGGTGCTCAATCAGTTCTGCAATGACGTCTATCGGGAGTTCAGCCTGTATTACATCGGCAAGGTAAATAACACGGATACGGGGAGGAATCTTCTGAAAGGGTGGATCACAGGATACTTTAATGAAATGCAGGCCAATGGCGGTATCCGTGATTTCAGCCCTGACGATGTGACTCTGAGGCAGGGGGAAGAGAGAGATTCGGTAATGGTCCATACCATGCTCCAGCCTGTGGACAGTATTGAAAAGATTTACATTACGGTAACGGTGGCAGCCAACACGGCAGAGATGTAAGGAGGCGGATAAATGAGTTTCTTGCTGGAAAGGGATGCACTGAATGGAAAATCCGGAAGTGCATTTGCAACGATCAACGGGGAAAATCATGAGATGTTCGGAATGAAAAAATTCCAGTCCGATGCAGAGTTTCAGGAGTCGGATTTTAAAGTGGTGGGGACCACTCTGGTTCAGAAAAAAACCACGGGGGTCTCTCTGACAGGGACTATGACCATCTATTATGGGACCCCTCATTTTCTCAGGCTGCTTCAGGAATACTTAAAGACCGGAAAACTGCCCTATTTTACCCTGCAGATCACCAACGATGATCCGTCTACCAGCGTCGGGTCTCAGACAGTGGTTCTGTATAATGTGAAGCTGCAGAAGCTCCCGGTGGCCATGTTGGATGCGGACGCAGATTTTCTGGAGATGGAAGTATCATTTTCGTACACAAATATTGAGGTCCTTGACTGGTTTAAGGACCCGTCACAATTAGGATAAGGAGAAGACAATGGGAGATATCAGAGCATTTTTACAGCCTCCGGTCATGGACGAGACCAGGGAGGTAATGATTTCGAAAAGATTTAAAGACAGTGAGGGAAAGCCCAGGCCGTTTCTGATCCGGGTCATTGATCAGGAGACCAATGGAAAACTGATAAAACAGGCTACGGTCCGGACAAAAATTAATGGCCTTGTGACCCAGGAACTGGACAGCGACAGATACGGAAAGCTGCTGGTAGCCTCCTGCGTGGTGGAGCCTAATTTTAAGGATGCGGAGATCTGCAAGTACTATAAGACCATGGATCCTCTGGAGGTTCCCGGGCGGATGCTGACTGCAGGGGAGTATGGCCGACTGGTAAAAGCCATCAAACAGGTTAACGATATGGTGACGTCGGAAGAAGAGTTTGATGAGTTGAGAGAAGAAGCAAAAAACTCGTAGGGGAAAATACCTGGATGGTGCAGCTGTGCCAGAGGATGCTGTGCGATCACGGTATCTTTCCCCTGGATCTGTTGCAGAGAAGTCTGAAAGAAAGACTTTTTATGTCGGCGCTTCTGGAAAAAGAATCCAAGGAGATCAAAAGGAGGTAGGATATGGGACAGATCACAGAGACTCTGACATTGACGGACCGGTTTTCTGCCTCCTGGCAGGATTTTATTGATCTGGGAAATCGGGCAGTGCAGTCCGTATCTGTTCTGGATCAGAATCTGACAAGCGCTTTGAATCAGACAGGAGAGGCAACCATAGAGGCTCTTCAAAATATGGAGTCTGCATCCCGTGATACCAATCGTCTCCTGGAGCAAATGATACAAAACCAGTATGGTCAGGAGAACGCAGTCAGGGGGACGGACCGGGCCGCAGGAAGTCTGCTTTCCACATTTAAGAAGATCGCAGCCGTGGCGGGAAGCTCCCTTTTTGTAAAGGCCTTTGTCGGCATGTCGGATACACAGACCATGCTCGGTTCCCGATTAAATCTGATGATGAATCAGATGAATGACGGACTCAGGACCACAAAGGAACTGCAGGAGGAAATCTTCCAGTCGGCAGAAAGGGCGAGAGGGGATTATCTGGCAACTGCGGATGCCGTGTCAAAGCTGGGGCTGATGGCGGGCAGCGCATTTTCCGGAACGGATGAGATCGTTGCCTTTATGGAGCAGATCAATAAACAGTTCACCATTGCGGGGACGGAGGCTTCCGGCATCCAGGCCGCCATGCTGCAGCTTACTCAGGCCATGGGCTCCGGAGTGCTCAGGGGAGAGGAATACAACAGCATCCTGGAACAGGCTCCCAATATTATCCAGAATATCGGCAAATACATTGAGAGCAATGAGGATGTCATGGCTGCAGCAGCCGACGCCATGGATATGAAAGCAGAGGACCTGGCCGGGAATGTTCAGAAATATCTGAAGGATCTGGCGGGGGAGGGTTTTCTTTCTGCGGAACTGGTGAAGGCGGCCATGTTCTCTGCTGCGGACGAGACCAATGAGAAATTTGAGTCCATGCCGAAGACATTTCAGCAGATCGGGGCTTCTTTCCGCAATCACGTT